GTAATGCTGTCTGGGGCGTCTGTAGGGGCAACAACCACACCAAGTCTTATCTCTGAGAGTCGTCCGAAAGATATGTCGTCAAGTGTTAAGTAGAACTCATCGATTGTCTCGTGGAAAATCTTATAACCCATCGGTCTTGCTGGCTCCATCGCGGCAAGAACAAGGTGGCTCGACTCGCCATTGGACGCATCTGGTGTTTCATTTTCTAAAGTTCTTACGAGAAAGCTCCAATTGTCTCCGTTGTAGTTTGGAGTTATGGAAACGCTTTTTGTTGGTTCAGTGTCGTCCTTGGTGGAAATCAAAACCTGTCTGGCTGAATTAATCAGCGCACTTCTGGTCCCAGCACTTCGTCCGTAATAAGAATTAAGCAACTGCCATTCGATATAAGCTCGCTCTTCTGCATAGTTTGAAAAGAATCGTGACCCATCTGCTTTTGATATGTTCTTCCGAACCGTAGAGCCTGTAAATTGTGAAAGCCAGTTAACGTATTTATCTTTTACGAATGCAGGGTTCACAAGGGCGCTGTTTGCCACTGGCTCAGCAAGTTCTACTGCATTTGTAATTTCATTACGTTCAAATGGGTAGATTTCCTTATATTCAGTCATGACTTCGTTTGAAGCAGATGTGAGTATGTCTAGCAGTCTGTTGAATGGGGCGGTTGGATGCTGCTGTGCGCTATCTATTTCCCAATAGAAATCTGGCATAAAGTTTCTTGCTAGAGAAATATATTGATTATTGTAAAAAGCTCTGTCATCAATAAGGTTTGGGTATGTGAGGAATATGTTTCCACCACCGTGTCCCGATACTGTTATTGACGCAGACACACTGTGCGCTTCTTCGCCATCAGGAACCACAACCGTATTGGACTGAATCGAGCTATATAGCCCACCTGACAAAGTCTGCTGGTAAGGTTCGGCAGCTGTTTCGCCATCTACAACGAGCTGAGCTGTCACGGTGCACTCTGATGAAGGTCTTACTTTTGCGTTAAAGGATAGTGTTTTCCCGTTCTCGGAAAGTCTCAAAAGCTGCTCGTCAAGAATGATGGTTACGTCGCCAGACCCTGATGGTGCGACACGCAATACGTATCTCAGGTTCGTAATGAACTCTGTTGGGATAATACTAAGCGTGCTGTTGGTAGTGACCCATTCTGTTCCAGAAGAAGAAATAGGTATGCTAACGCTTGCCGATGTGGACCTAAGCAGTGCGCTATTGGCCGATAAAAGATTTACTGTTGTAGCCATGTTATTCGGGAGCCAATGTGTATGTTATGGTCAAATCTTCTGCTGAAATTAGTGGAAGCGACCCTTTGTCCAAGAACAAAATATCGTCTCCGAACTGCGGCAACCATCCGTCGTTTGTCCCAGTTATTGACAGGGACTCAACGTAAACAACGCCAGGAATATTGCTAATCAGGGAGATAAGGCGTGTTTTTCTTACTCTGTCATCCGTATAAGGAAATTCAGCAGGCGACAGGTATGAAACTATATTATTTTCAATATTCTCCTGCAATGTTTCCTGTACGAACGAAGGGTCAAGAACTATTGACGCAACTAGCTCCATTGTTAACAAATTTGCATCAAGTATGTTGAATGAAAGACCAGCAACAGACCTGTCTGTAATGTCTAGAAGTATTGTTTCTTTTTCTGTTTGTGTCAAAAACGTATTCAGCCCATAAGTAAATACGGCTACGTTGCCAGGATTGTCAATACCTGCAGATGCTGTTCCAGATACAGACGTGCTCCCAGAGTTTGAGTTTACGCTTACAAATGAAAATGTTGTATCTGATGTTCCAGTGATTGTTCTTTGACCGTTAAAAGAAGCTCCACAGTTTTCCAAAGAGACAACATCGCCAGTTACAAATAGATGATTTGCATTGGTTTGAACTGTGGCTAGATTGGTATTAAGAAATGTTGTTACTATATTTGCTGTTCTTGAAACAGAGATATCACCAAGTCCTGGTTCTCCATCGGTTAGGTCGTAAGACTTGACCCGACCAACCACGCTTGGGTAGCTAGATAGTATGTACGAATCCAGCTGTGAGGATTTATTTATCGCCGAGCTCAATGAACGCAAATACGTCGCAGATTTAGAAAGATATTCAGAATCCTCATCTGCGTTAAGTCCATTGGCAAAGTTTGCAAGAGTTTCAACAGACAGAATGTTTGTTCCAGCACTAATCACGCTAAGTTCGGTACCTGGGGTTGTTATCGGTGGGATTACTCCAGGACTGAGGCATGATACAGTCACAGATGCGCTAGGCAAATCATCCTCTTCACCAGGGTTTTCAATTCCCTCAATGACTAATGTCTCAACAGTCTGAAAAGCAAATTCTGTTACTTCGTCCTCGAATAATGTCTCATAGCTAAATATCGTTCCAGCAGGTACGGTGCCACCGGAATAAGAATCAAGAGTTATTGTTACATCGACCTCAGCGGCAACTGCCTGCTGCTTGGAGTAGCCAAGAATATTCATTATCCCTTCCATCAACCTGTCTGGAAGTCGATTTACTGATGCAATATTCAATGAACTTATATATGCTGCTGCTTGAAATATTGCGTCTTCTGGTGTTCCAACGCGTAAGTTGAACTCAGGCAGGGTTAGTCTTGCAATTTCTATTGCATCGAAGTAAATATCACCAGGTTCAGCATCGAAAATACTTAGGTCGATATATCTAGAAAAATCTGCGGCCATTAGCCAACCTCGCCTTTTACCCTAAACGAAAACTCAACTTTCATTTCATTTCCATTTGTGTTTATGTTTGTGTTTAGATTTGTTATTTGTACTTCAGGCACGAATCTTGCCGCATTCAAAATGAACACGCCCTTATCAATTCCACGGAATGACGGGTCGAGCACCCCAAAACGAGGAGAGAATACATGTGTTCTTGGCTCGGTAAGAATTGATATTGTCAAAAGCTGGGCGTAGTAATTTTCGCTTCCTTCTCTATGCTTTTGAAAACCACTTCTGTCAAACTTTACAGGAAACTTAATCATATCCATTATGCGTTCTCCAATGCTGTGACTCGCTGATTCAGGGATATAATTTGATTTTGAAGGCTAGTTATTGTAGATAGTAAATTTTCTACAACTGTCTTAGAGGCAAACACATCTGCCTTTATCTTTGATGAACCGAAGACCACCAGCTCAGTAAAAAACTCATCACTAAACGTGCACGTAACGACGTCGCCTTTGGTCATCTTGTTGAGGGTCGTAACCCCAACTGGAGCAACCGGGCCAAATGTAGCTCCAAGAGCCTTGACGTTGACGGTAACTCGGCCAGATGAGTCAACGTAAGTGACTGTCCCTTTATAAAACTGCCCTGGCTTTAGTGGGTGCGATGAGCCTTTTTCTCTGTTTATTATATTTGGGGTACCCATTTTAAACCTTATTTCTTTGAGTTTGACAAGTAAAGTTTACATTAAAGTGCATAAATGAATGAAGGTTCATAAGTTTTGAGTTCTTCATGTCAAACCAGCCGTGTTGGGATAAACACCACCGTTATAAAAGTCGATTTCCGGGAATCTGACTCGCAATATTTCTACCTGTTGCCTATGAATAAAGTCTGCATATTTCGATGCATTTGCAGGGCTGTCAAGTTTTGCTAAAAATAATCCATCAGAAAGATACTTGGCAATTGCCTGTGCCTCTGTTAGCTCAACAGCAAAACCGCCAACAGTCCATATTGGTGTTATGAGGACAGCCGTATTTCCTGGTTTCCAACCATTGTAGTTAATTGTCAAATCTGGTTTTTGAAATATTGTAATTGAGAATGTGGTTTTTGGTTCACCATTGACGGTGAGCACTGGTCGTGAATAAAGAGGGATGTTGCCTATTGATATCAGACCACTCTTCATTCTCGGATATACAGAAGCAAAATCGTATTCTGTTGCTTGTGTTGGAAGAGGAAAGTATGCGCCATTTGGAGGGTATGGTACGGCGCTTGGCGCTACTCGTGTTGGTATTGGTCTTTCTGCATTTGTTTGGAGAAACCTGACTCCAACTGGAAGTTCTTTTTCTTCTTTTGGTTCAAGTGTTGGTTTTCTAAAATTTACACTTACTGGGTCAGGTGTCCTGTCGGAAAAACTTACAGAATCAATTAAATAGTAACCGTTAAGGCTTGGAACATTTCCAACATACGCCGTCATACCCGGTCTTATTTGTGTTCCATTTTGTCTGTCTATCGTTATTGAGCCATCACCATATCTAGGGTCATTGGTTGAAACATTTATTGTTGGATATGACATCGCGAAAAAATAACCAGATGTCCCCTTGCCGACAGCAGGGTATTGAAGAGGTATGTATTTAGTGCCTTTTGTTTTGAACTTTTTTTCTTTTTTATTCCAAACTCGAACAGTATCACCACTGTCAATACCCCATTTATGCATAAGGAATTTTTCTGAAGCGAACACCAAGAATCCATCAACTTCATAAATAACAAATTTTGCATCTTGCGCAAGTCTGGTTAGAACGTCCCATAGCGAGTCAGCTTGTTTGTCTCCAGTTGCCTTCGTAACAGTTTGCTTTTTTGAAGTCTCTTCTCCGAAATATTTAAGCCCATATTTTTTAGCAGCATTTTTAACAAATGTGCTTCCAGTGCCTTTTACTGTTCCTGGCTTGCGGTCTCTCTTCATCTGTTGTATTGCTTTTGTAAAGCACTTAACCTGCCATGTTGGACTTCCACCAGGACCTTGA